GGGTACCTTAACAATATGCTTAGGGGGTTTTCTTGGAAGTCTGTTTACGCTCTCTATCTCTTCGGCCGAAGCCTCTGAGTACTGTTGGGCAGGTATATTCGGGGAAAGACAGGAGGAAGTGAGTGTAACTACACCCACGCTCCCTTGTCAGACCACTGCGGCACTAGGATGCGATGCACCCTAGTACTCCACCCCTCGGATAGGATCGTATCACTACGGCCCACCGGGAGGCGGTCCACCACTGACTGAATGTACTTTGTTGGGATATGATCCCTCCAGAAGCACACCTCGGACTTACGTCCTAAGGCCTTCAGGAGCAGCGCTCCACCCGACACGCGAGTGCGTCTTGGCACGGGAAGCAAAACCGTACCGAGGAACCCCTCTATCCCATGCGGGGCACGGGAAATAAAGGGTAAGCACTCATCGAGGTCGCCAAAAAGGGCGCCATCACCGTAACCATCGGGGATGGTAGGCCTTCTTAACCTAGGAGGTAATCTCTCTAAGCAAAGAAGATAAACGTCCAACAGGTCAGCATCAAGCCCGTAGCCATACCTCTGAGAGGCATAGCGGCGGACCTGATTCGCTGCCCAGATCAAACGTTCATTGGAGTCTATGTCCTCACGGACATAGAATGGACTTACGTCGGACCCGTGAAAGTAGTGTTTTCCACAACTCTCACGAAACCACCCGTAACAGAAACTCTTTTTATCGTTCGTCTTAAAACCGACGAACGAGAGGAGTTCTACTACTTGATGGTAACAGGTGACGGAGAAAATTAGATCATCTCCATAGACACCTATCCGACGATCCGTAACCTCCGGGTTATAGTCTACAACTGAGGAAACAAGAGCCCAAAAAATCAGACTCTCGAGTTCAAATGTAAACCCGTTCCCCATGGAGGACACCTTCTGGTACTCGATCTTTGAGCCATCAGGTGCGACGCCGACAGGACTCCTGGTTTGCTTTATTGCCAGGACCCAGTCCTCGGGGAGAAGCTGTTCTACTAGCTCCAGGGATATAGTGTCAGACGCCGCAGAAAGATCCACGGTGGCTAACATCCCAGAGCGACTACCCTCCTGAGCCAATCGCTGATTTAGCGACTGGTCATTCAGATCGACGCCCACCTCGAGTAGACGACTCCTAATTACGGAGCCAATCCCTTTCTGAACGTACATGTTCATATGGGGTTCGATCGCGATAACGCGATCGGTCTTAGCGTTCTTCGGAACAGTGACTATGCGATTCCCTTCGACCATATCAAAGTGATCCCTGGCGATTAACCAAGGGCTAGGCATGGCAAAAGAGGCTCCCGGCAGAAGGCCGGCGATCTGCATGTACCAGACCGGTGACATCGCAATTGCGGTGCCAGCGAGTAACGCACAGGACCTTGTCACATGGGGTCTGGTGACCCCGTATTTGTAGTACGCGTCACCCTGCACGGATCTGACCTGGGTTGAAGCTCCAGGTCCCCATGCGAAGTGAGCTGCCGCCTCATCCCAATCAAATGGGCCGAGGAGCCTAGCTATTTTTCGCCGAGCCGTGTAGATACAGGACTCAGCCGTGACGGTTGTTGATGCCGCCACGTAGCGAGACTTTAGACGATGGTTCGTCTCGGCACATGCCTGCTCACCGAGCAGAAACTTCTCGAGAGCCACCGCCGCCTTATCAATGCCCGTATCCCAGGAGGGATACTTAGACATCAACTCAGCGGAGAGGTAGTCTGCACGGAACTCGTCAATGTCGCTGTAATCCGAGGGATTAACCTCAAGCGACACCAGCGACCTAAAGTCCCCTTTTTCAAGGAGATCTAGGGCTCTACGCGATAGGCTTCCGCCGACGGACGAATAAACGCCGTAGGCGAAGGCATAGGACGCACTTGATTTGTGACGACGTCGATTGGTATTTCGACGAGGACTCTTCATGGTTGGTATTCCTTGAAGGAGAGCGGGCCCGGGTAGGGATATAAACCCCATCCACGAACTCATGTTCGTCAGCTAGGCCAGAGAGGGTCTTAAGTTCGGAAGGTCCACGAATGGACCGAACCTTACCAGACACCTTCCTGGAACTTCACCGCGTTGGTGAAGACCGTCGACCCTACGAGCGATGTAATGCGCGCAAGGAGGTCGGTTAGCTGGGTAACGCTCTGGCGGGTGTCGACATCCACCCAGATCGTGACCACACTTTCAGAGGTCACGGTTCCGGGGCATGCACAAGCATCCGCCTCCGTCGCCACAGTAGGGAAGGCGAGTCGGAAACCGACGCGCTGAACGTCGCCCCCATTTCGTGGGCCCGGACCACTGTAGGACAGGTCTCCCTGCCCTGCAGGAAAAGCGGAAGTACGGTCGCGCCAAATAAAACCGGCCGACTGGTTCCGCTGAACCGGGGAGTACACGATGGAGTTGAGCGTGACATTGCCAATGGCAGTCATAGGAGTGGTTACCCTTCTGTGATTGTTGACGGGAAGGCCCATACCGGGCGCGGCTAACGCTTGCCACTAAAAACAGCAGCAAGGAGGGCAGCAGCGTTGGCGATATGAACCCCGTTCTTCGGGAATGGGTTTTTGAACCCAATTGATGGCAACGGAGTCGACGCATAAAGTCCCCTTTTCATCAGGAACTGATTGCATCGATACGGTACACCAAGCCACGTCGCGTTAGCGATGTAGCCTCCCGCTCCAAAGAATCGGAACGAGCCCGTACTGCGTTGCCTTGAGAATTCCGTCCAACTTCCTGCCTTGAGCTGGTAGCCGAGATCGGCGTCCAGATACCCAAGCCAGTTGCCGACCGGTATAAACCAATCAGCGACGAAGGAAAACGGAAGGCGTTCCCACGCCAGCTCCAGTGGGTTGGTAATTCCCACTGCAGCGAGCGTCGCAGCGACCGCATTTGTGAGCTCATAGTCGAGGCGAAGCTTCATTTGGTAAGTCCGCTTCGTGTCGACCAGAAACCCACACGTACCTGTGATACCGGAAAGTTTCCTCCACTGGATGTCTTCAGTGAAGGAGGAAGAGGACTTGATAGTCAGAACGGGAGGCTTCTCTTGGTCCTTCTCACGAAGGGCCTCAAGGGCACCGTGGACATCAGTCATTAACGGCTGAGCGCCGTACTTCCATTCCAGGTACGCCGACGGGATTTTTCCACCCCGGCGGCCGCGTTCGTTAAGTCCTAGCTGTCCTCGGAAGAAGAGCCCTGGGTCCTTGGCTTTAAAAGCCTTGGTCAGGTCGATAAGGCGATGAATCTGGTTCACAACCAGTTCCGCCGTCTCAGCTCGCTCGAGAGCCGCAAGAGCCAGATTGACTTTCTGATTCTTGAGCTTTCCCAATGCCTTACCAATCACCCGATCCCGGAGGGAGTCGGGCACGTCAGGCACTGGATCGTCGTACAGATAGTCCCACCCTGCACCATCGATATACTCGTACGAATACCCAAAGGTATCCGCAAGGGTCAGAGACCCCACGGGACAGGGATTGCAATCAAAGCCTTGAGAGTACCAACTCCCAGGACTTCGCCACCCGGTGATAGGGTTGCGGGGGTGAGAAACAGACGCCGGGCGATGTCTCTCCCGGTACATCAGCATCGCTACACCATACGGCACATCAGAGACTACGGCGCCGGACGGATCACGAGTGATCCTACGACCGTCATAGCCCCAGAGAGGAGCCGCGATGTTTTGAGCTGGTGTTGTCACGTCTGATCACCTCTTAATTGCAACGGAAGAGAGAGCATTATACTCTCAGATCCTTGAGAAGAAAACGTCTCAAGATCGAGAGGGCCCCCGAAAGAGGCCC